GTGGTGGTATTGTCGCAAGAAACGACAAGGATCGCAAACTGGGTAGTCCCAGTAATGTCACGCGCTGCGTTGACGTTAAGGGTCGTGCCGGAGGTCGAACTTACGCCCGTACCCCCGTTGCCAACACTAGCAAAAGCCATGAGTTACCCCCTTACAGGGCGAAGATGCCTTGCGCGTTCCAAGTCACCGTGATGTTACCACCATTCGGAGTAACAGGAAGGCCGGTCACGCCAGTATCGATAAAGGCAATAAGCCGCCAAGTCGAGTTTGCGCCAGCGTTGCGGCGATAAAGCACAATCGCCTCTGCGGTGTTGCCAGTTACGCTGGGAAAGGTAACGTCAGTGCCGTCAAAAACGCCGTTGGTGATCGTCGGCGTGGTAATGCGCTGGTCAGTGCCGACAATGCCGCTAAGCTGCGAATAAAACTGATGCGTAGCCGAAAAGGTGTACGTTCCGGTGTCAACCAAAGCAGCGTAAACGCCATCGTTGACCGTGTCGTTGTCCAAGTCCGCCAGAGTGTCGCCTGCCAGAAGCGATTGCTTGTAGGGGTTATAGAGTGCGTTAGGCATTTCTTACCTCATTTTAAGCGGACAATGCCGCGAGTTCCTGAACTTGGCGTTTCGACCTCAATCTTGCCATTCCGCGCCAAAAGTGTTTCCCCAAAGTTAAACACGGCAACAGCCCGATTATCTTTGGAGGCGTTATATATCAAACAGCCATCGACTTCAACTGATACGCGAGGCCAGACAACGGCGTCGAAATCAATGTAGTATTCTGACACAGTCGACTCGACCCGCATGTTAGGAACAGCCATCCCACCAGCCTCGTAGCCATCGCCAGACGCCTCGAAGTCGGTGTCATATCGAGTGGTCGCGCCACCAAGGCTCGCCCCGTCGACATAAAGCGCCATGCGGTAGTCATCCCCGATGGCATGAACACCCTCAAGCAGTTCGCGCTTATATGTCTCGCAGAGGCCGGTTACGATTGCCATTATTCTTCTTCTTTCGCCTCAACACCGACAACGCGGCCTTCCTCATCGCGGACAAGGTGGACCATGCGCTTTTTTACCGGCTGTTCGTGCTTGATATTGACCACGACCTCTTGCGAGCGAGCCGGTGGCGTCGGAGCGACATCATCCTCAGTATCGTCCTCATCGTCCGCGTCAGGCTCTTCGATGTCCATGCCCTTATTGGCTTTGTTGCCACCAAACGGCAGGAACGCCAACTCCAGACCGAACTGAGCGGCCATTTCCTGATCGCGCTGCCACTGGCTGAATGTTTCTTCTACATCGCGGCCATACTGGTTCGAGACATCCTGCATGGACATGATGCCGTTGTGCATCGCCTCGACCGCAGCGTTGATTTCCTTCTGTGGATCGACCCACTGCCAGCCACGCGGGCGGAAGTTGGTCGCGCTGAAGAACTTGTCGAAGCGGGTCGCCGGAATGGAGATATAGCCGAACTCCATCACATGCTGGAGCCACGCCGAATACGCCGGAATAATAAAGTGATCGAGCAAGAACTGCTGCATCATACGATAGGCATCACGCTCTTCCAGCGCGCCTTGCCGGATCGAACTGTAGGAGGTGCCTTCCAGATCATTCGACAGCGAAGCGTAGGACACGCCAAGGCCAGAGGCGATCCCGCGCAGGATACCTTTCTGGAAATCGGAGAACGCGGTCGCCGGATGCGAGGGGTCGAACGGCTTGAAGTCAACGCCATTAGGAAGCTGGTGGAATGTGCCAGGTTCCGCGTCAATGATCGGGACGCTGTTGTCGTAATCGTCCGCAGGCGCATCCTCGCCATTCTCTGACGTAAAGAAGCCCATCTTGGACGCAGCCATACGGCTCGCCACCAATTCAGCCTCGCGGTGAGCGTTGAGCATTTTAAGCTGGCTAATTGCCGGTGCTAGCCAAGGTTCACCACGGGTCTGGCCTGCACGGGAAGGCTCAAACACATGGATAATGTTCTTTGCGTCGACCCGCTTGTTCTCGTTTACGCTGATCGTGGCAAAGTCATAGTCACCAGGGTGCTTTTGCTTCACATAATAGGCGACCGGACGCTTGTACTGGTCGACCTCAACGCCCATGCGAATCTCATGGCCGTTCTTCAGTCGCTCGTTCTTCTGCTCATCGACCATGTCAGCTTCCAGCGGGTGGAAAGCCATGCCGTGGACAAAGATGCTGCTGCGGACGATCTGAATGAACGCCTCGCCATCGCGGGCGACCGCCTGAATAACGTATTTCTGCAAATCCACCCAAGACATGCGCCCATCAGGGGTGCAATTGCCCTTCAGACCGAACTTGATGAACTCATTCTCAATGATCGTGTTGCCGATAACATCCAGACTGCCATCATTGTTACGGGCTTTTACCTGTAGGGTAACACCCTTATCGCCGACCACATTGGTCTTAAGCAGATTAAAAAACCGGCGGACATATACGTCATCGCGACCCAGTTCACGCGAACGGTTCCGCATAAGCACCAGCGAAGAGCGCAATTCCGCGTCCGAAGACCGGCTGGATGACATAAAGTCAGCAAAAAGGCGACCAGTGTTGGCCGCATGATAGGAACGCTTGGCGATCTTGGGCTTTTTGTCAGGCAAGCCGAGGATTTGACGAAGCAAACTCATAGAAAGCGTACCTTCATTGTGGTCTTGGTGGGCTTGCCCTGCGCAATAGCAAGGTCGCGCTGTTCCTTCACCACCTCTTTGCGGTAATAATCCCGCCATTGAAGCAGTTCAGAAATGCCCATCTTCGAAATTGAACGGCCTTGGATGGAGTAAGAATTTACATCCTTGTCAGCGCGGCCAGACAACAGAGCCTCGATCTTGTCGACCATGATCTCGGCATGGGTCCGAGGGTCAGCGCCGTTATTGTCGAGGTCGGCAATAGCCTCAAACTCGCCGCGCTCTACGACAATGCGATTGCCGGAGGCTGTCTCAACGATTTCAAGCTGCCAGTGATAATATCCGGTCAAAAAGGCCGACGAAGTGGCGCTTGTTACCTGAAACAGATAATATGTCGGGCGCTCGATAGCCGTCATCTGGATTTCGCCGCTCTGACCAGACGCGATCCGCGCAACATAGGTCGCAGAATGCGTGGCAGGCGGGTAATTAGACGCCAGTGATGTCTTCTTCCATTGGAGGAAATCACCAACGACTATCTTTGTCGGCTCGCCCTCTGGAGCATTATTTTCGTCGAATAGATTAGACATTGCCCCTCTTAGCGCCAATTATTAGCAAAACCACCACGCCGAGCAGTCTTTTTGCCCATCGCAAGCGGGTGCGGCTTCTCCACTTCCGCATCAACGGGCAAATTCTGCTTTTCCATGTTAGCATAAAAACGCTTGGCAATGCTATCCATATTTACATTTAGGATCGCCAGCGCCGCAATAGCGTAAACCCGAACGTCCAGCGCCTCGTTTCGCGTCCGCGTCTTGACCCAGACCCGCGATGGGAACCCCTTGTGGTACTTTATCATTTGCTTCTCAGCCGTTAGCTGTTTGAAGTACTCATCGTCTCGCTTGGACGGAAAGTGGCAATAACCTGGCCCAGCCTCATCCATCTTAAGCCGCGAGTAATGCAGTTCCTTGGCCGTATCCACGCCGACAGCGTAGAGCGGCACCTTGCCAATGTTGTTGCGGGACGGTCGGCCCACAATCGGCTTGCCCTCACCGCCGACGCCCTTGATCGCGAACACCCTGTGGCCTGCCCGCGTCTTAGCGTAATTGTAAACTGCCCGTGTATGGTGACCGCCAGAGTCGATACAGGTCGAGCGAATGATCATAGGCTCGCCAGATGGATGCTCATAGGTCGCCAGAACAATCTCATCCAGCTTCGACCAGAGACTGGGGCTGGAAGGATCGCCGTAAATCACATGGTAATCGATCTGCCAGCTTTCCTCACCAGCGGCCCAGCCTACAATTTCGATCTCCAGACGGTCATCCTGAACGTCAACGCCAGCCGTAAGCAGGACCACTTCTTCTGGAATGCCTTCATAATCTTCTTTGCGCTGTGACACAGCATAATCGTCTACCCCTTCGCCCTGATCTTCCCATGTCTCACCGAGGAACGTGTTCACGAACGTCTTGAGACGCATTGGGTCGCGCCGTGCGGCCAGAAACTCCTCGACCGCGTCGGAAAGCACCGACCAAGGTGAGTAAAGCGCATTAAGGTGAAACCCTGCAACGCCATTAAAGGGCTTCAATGCCACCCAACGACCCTTCGCTACGGCCTTACGCCGGTCAGCATCGCCCCAAACTGAGCCACACTCAGGGCAGACATAGCAGGCGGTGTGCGGATTATCGTCGGTCCACTTGACGTTCGCCCAGACCATTTCCTGTTCGTGGCCGCAATCATGGCAGTCTACCATGTACTTCCGCTGGTCCGATTCCTCGTAAGCGGACTCTATCCGGCTTCCTCCCCGATTGGTCGGCGTCGAAACCAGAATGATCTTCCTGTTCCAGAAGGTGGCTGCGCGCCTCTTCGCCAGCGAGATCGGGTCGCCTTCCTCGCCAGCCGAGGCCGGATAGCGGTCAACTTCGTCGCAAACCACTACGCGGATCGGGCGAGACGCCAGCGACGAAGGTGAGTTGGCACCGACAAGCGATAAGGCACCACCAGGGAACACCTTATGTAGGGTCGTGTTATTGGCGTCTTTGGCCTTGCTGTCCTTGACCTTATCGCGCAGCGCAGGCGTCGAGCGGAGCAGGCCCGCCGTAATACGGTCCTTCGAGAACGCCGTCGCCATGTCCACGGTCGGCTGCATCATGAGGATCGGGCATGGATCGTGGTCCATGTGGTAGCCAATGGTGTTCAGCAGCATCTCCGACTTGCCAAGCTGGGCAGCGGACATGAACACCACTTCCTTAATGGTCGGGTCGGCGCAGGCGTCCATAATGCCGCGCTGATACTCGGCGCGAGCGGTGATCCAGCGCCCAGGTTCCGCGCTACTTTGAGAGTCCAGCCGTCTTGCGTGGTCGGCCCACTCTGCCACGCTTAGGCGCGGCGGGGGCGTCAGGCGCTTCATCGCCCGCGATAGATTCTGTAGAAGCTGACCCCGTGTTGACTGGATCAATTGCAGGCTGGTAGTTGGATAATTCAAGCAATGCCTCCCTTATGGCATTCTCCAGATGGTCCTTAATGATAGCGACATCGCTCTCATTCGCCACAATCGGAGCGACTTTTGTAGGCATCGACAGAAACTTGGCCTTGCAGGAGTGAAGCACCGTCTCCCACGCCTTGACCACATCCTCGGTCAGGCAAAGGGTTCCGCGTATCTTCGCCAACTCCAGTTCAGCAATCTCTGCCTCGGCGTTAATCTTACGGGTGCGGGCCCCATCGTAGGACGATC